AAAAAAAGATCAAGTATTCCACAAGCAACAAGAGCTGAATTAAAATTAGATTATGAACAAGCATATGAAAGATTAATAGCAGGAGATGACTCACCATCTACTAGAATATTACCTAGTACGAGTTATTATAATTAATGCCTAGATACGCAGATAGAGGAAGAAGACCACATAGAGCACCAAGTAATAAATTTGCTACTGGTAAAAATGTATCTGCTATATCAGATAGATCAGGATTAGCTTATCCATATACAGAAATGGTTTTTGAATGGAATGGTTCATTAGTTCATAATTCAGAATTTGAACCAAAACAACCACAATTAGATTTAACATACTATACTGATGCTCAGTCTTTACAATATGCACGACCACAAGCAAATTTATCTTCTACAGGAGGAGTTCCAGATCAAATAGATTTAATTTTTCCTCCTACATCTGGTAATATTTCTAATAATGGAATTACATCTGCAAGCACAAATTTGTTATCAAGTGCGCTAGGAAATGTTACAGTATCTACATCATGAAAAATAAAAAATTAGGTGTAATGATCGCAACACCTTGTTATGGCGGTCTATTATCAGAGGGATATTTACATGGAGTTTTAAGTGGTATTCAAGCTGCTAATAAATATAATTATCAAATGCATTTAAATACTATGGGTAATGAAAGTTTAATTACAAGAGCACGAAATACTTTAGTTACACAATTTTTAGATATAGATAAAAAAGACCCTGATAAATTTACACATTTATTATTTGTTGATGCTGATATAGGATTTAATGGAGAACATGTACATAGATTAATTACTCAAGATTATGATATTTCTTGTGGAATATATCCTCGTAAATCAGTTGATTGGAATGAAGTTGACAGATATGTAAAAGAAGGAGATACTAAAAATTTAGAACAAAAAGCATTAGGTTATAATTTAAATTTTGCAAATCCAGGTAGTCTTAAAATGGTGAATGGTTTTGTAGAAGTATTAGACGCTGCAACAGGTTTTATGTGTATAAAAAAAGAAGTTTTTTATAAAATGCAAAAGGCTTATCCTAATTTAAAATATACTAGCGATCAAATAATTAATAATAAAAGGTTTCATAGTGATAATTGTTATGCATTTTTTGACTGTATTATTGATGAAAAAAGTAATAGATATTTATCAGAAGACTATGCTTTTTGCAGATTATGGCAAAAACTTGGTGGTAAAATTTACGCTGATGTGCAAAGTCCTCTTACTCATTGGGGTACATACGCTTTTAAAGGTAATGTATGGAGTAAATTTAAAATTGATGGAGTAGATAAAGAAAATGCCAATGACATACACAAGCCTAAAAAGTGATATTCAAACTTGGGCTGAAAATACAGGAACTGATTTTACTAATCAATTAGATACTTTTATAGACAATACTCAAACAAAATTATCAAGAGATATTGATCCTACTGGTTTTAATCAAAATGTAACTTCTTCTACTTCTATTGGAGATAGATTTATTACTTTACCATCTGCAATAGAACCTATGTTATTGAATTATGTAAATGTAATTGTAAGTGGAGAAAGACAATTTTTAGAAATAAAACCATTAGAATATGTACAAGAGTATTGGCCTAACGCTTCTATTACATCAACACCTAGATATTTTGCTAATTTTAATGATACTACATTATATGTAGCTCCAACACCAGATGCTGAATATACAATAGAATTAGGTTATCAAGGAAGAATAAATCCTTTATCAAATACTAATACTACTAACTGGTACACAGAAAATGCTTCAGATGCTCTACTATATGGATCATTAGCTGAAGCAAATCTCTTTACAAAGAACATAGAAGACTATAATATCTATAAACAAAGATATGCCGAAAGTGTGGCTGCTATAAATAATGAAGCTCGTAGAAACAGAAGAACTGACTATAAGTTTCCTGGTAGTCCATTAGGCGAAAATACATTAACTGGAGGACAATAAACATGGCAATATCACAAGCGATTACAGTGTCGTTCAAGCAAGACTTAATGTCGCCTGGAGGCAATCTTGAGGCACTTACATTGAAGTGTGCTTTATACGATAACACTGCAACTTTAAATCAAAACACTACAGCATATACTACTGCAAATGAAATATCAAGTAGTGGTACAAATTATACTACAGGTGGAGCTACATTAACTAATGTTGCTATTACTACTGATGGTACAACTGCTATTTTTGATGCAGACAATGTTTCATTTTCTAATGCAACAATTTCTGCTCAAGCTGCATTAATTTACAATGCAAATAACAGTAATTCATCAATTGCAGTATTAGATTTTGGTGGTGTTAAGACATCAACTAATGGTACATTTGAGTTACAGTTTCCAAACGCTGACGCAACGAATGGCTTAATTAGAATAGCATAAGGAGATAAATCCTTATGTCCCTGGCAAGAACATTTACAGTTACTGTTGCCAATCCCGGTTCAGGTAATAGATATTACCTTGACGGTGTATTACAAGCAACAGCATATTTAGGTGTATCAGGCACATATCGTTTTGATCAATCTGATAGTTCTAATGCAGGGCATCCATTAAGATTTTCTAATAATGCTAATAACGATCCAAACGATCCTTATACAACCGGTGTAACTACAAATGGTACACCAGGATCTGCTGGTGCTTACACAGAAATTGCTGTAACTTCATCAACACCAACTACATTATACTATTATTGTCAAATTCATTATGGAATGGGTAGTGATGTTAATATTACTTCTAATTCATGGTCTGCTTTAGATTGGAACTTAGGTTCTTGGCAAAATCAAAATGATTCTCTTACTTCTATAACTGGAAGTGAAGCAACAATGTCAGTTGGTACAACAGAAGTTGCTTTTGGAATTAATGCTGGTTGGAATAACGCACAATGGGGAGCAGGTCCTTGGAATGAACCAGGAACTTCTGCTTTTATAACTGGTCAAGAATTAACATCATCATTAGGTGCTGTTGTAGCTAATGCAGAAATTAGAACTGGTTGGAGTAGATTAGCATGGAGCGATGCTCCGTGGAATGAAGCTCCTGATGTATTTCAAGCAATTACTACAGCAGGTGAGTTATCAGTTGCTTTTGATTTTGGCGAAGGTTGGAGTAGAGAAGAATGGTCATCAGGTAATTGGAATGAAAGACTTGGTTTAGTAAATACTGGTAATGGTAATGTATTTAGTATTTCTACATTCTCACCATTAACTGCATCTTTAAATAATGTATCTGTTTTTGGAAATGCGCCTATAACAATATCTGGTCAACAATTAACAGTTTCAGAAGGAAATATAGACGCTAATGGTATATCGAGAGTAACTATTACAGGAACAAATGCAAATGTCACAGTAAATAGTTTTGCTGTTCAAGCAGGTGGAGCTATTACAATAAGTACACCTGGTTTTGAAGCAAATGTAGAAGTAAATAGTATTAATGTTGGAACTGCTAATTTTATACAAGTAGTAGGACAAGATATTACTATTTCTGACGGAACAGTATCAGCGGTAAGTAGTAACATAATTGAAGTAGATGGAATACAATCAAATACTACTGCTAATACAATAAGTATTAGAGCAGACCAGTTCTTTAATATAACAGGCAATAACATAACTTTATCTTTAAGTAATGTTGTGCCAAATTCTCAAAATTTCTTATCTATTAATGGTTTACAAGCAAATGCTGATGTAAGAACACTTAAATTTTGGGATCCAATTAGTGATAATAGCACTGAAAATTGGACAAATATTTAGTAGACAATTATGAATAAATTATATAAAAAATTACCACTATACAAAAAAGCAAATTAGGAGTAAAAATAAATATGACATAAAGTTTTACATCGAGATTAAAATTAGAGAGACAAGCGTCTGGAGAAAATTCAGGAACTTGGGGTAATCTAGTTAATTATGTTTTAAATAGAGTTGACGCTTCTGTTTCAGGATATCAAGCAGTTAATGTTGCTGGATCTGCAAACGTAACATTAACATCTAATAATTCAACTTCAAACACTGATGATAGTACAACAGACGATCAAGTACATAATGCAGTATTAGAGTTTAGTGGTGCATTAACAGGAAATATAAATGTATTTACAGATGCTGTTGAAACTAAATATATAGCATTCAATAATACTTCAGGATCATATACATTAACTTTTGGTCCTGCTAGTGGAACTGGTGTTGCACTTAAACAAGGTGCTAAAACTATTGTTTATACAGATGGCACTACAATGTTCGATGTTACACAAGACTTAGGAGATATTCAAGCTACTGCATTATCATCAAATACAACTGTAACTGCTTCTGCAAATGTTCAAGGTACTAATATAGTTGCTACAGCAAATACTGTAGATATGCAAGGTAGTGCACCGAATGTAATAGCTTCAGGTGGAACAAACACTGATTTAACTTTATCACCAAAAGGTTATGGATTAGTAACTTTTAACGGTGGCGGTAAAATTCAACAATTAAATGAAAAAGTAAATACATCTGCAACAGCAGCAACTGGTACATTAAATTTTGATGTATTAGATGGTGCAGTTCAAAATTTTACTTCAAATGCTTCTGCTAATTATACTCTAAACATTAGAGGTAATTCTTCTGTAACTTTAAATGATTATTTAGAAACAGGTGAGAGTGTTACAATAGCTCATATTGTACCACAAGGTGGAACAGCTTATTATAATAACGTAGTTCAAATTGATGGAAGCACAGTAACTCCTTTATGGCAAGGAGGATCAGCTCCTACAGGAGGAAATGCAAACAGTTCTGATACTTATACATATACAGCTATCAAAACTGCTGCTAACACTTATACTGTTTTAGCTTCGCAAACTCAATTTGCATAAGAAAGGAGATAAATTTTTATGCCAATTTTAGGTTCATTCGGAGCAGCAGGTAAAGGCGGCTTTGGCCGAGGAGGTGGTACACCTTACACTATACAATATTTAGTAGTTGCAGGTGGTGGATCCGGTGGAACATTTTCCTATGGTGGAGCAGGCGGTGGAGCAGGCGGTTATAGAACTATAGCATCAAAAACTTATGAAGTAGTATCAGGAACAAATTATACAGTTACTGTAGGCGCTGGTGGAGTTGGACAAAGCACTAGTGACGATGGAGGAAATAAAGGTAATGATTCTGTTTTTGATACAATTACATCTACAGCTGGTGGAAGAGGAGCAGATTTAAATGGAGGACCAGGTGGACCAACTGATCCTTTAGCAAACGGAGGTTCAGGCGGCGGTGTTTCTGCTTATTTTCAACCTAGTTATAACGGACCTCCAGGTTTAGGAAATGAAGGTGGTTTTTCTCCACCTGAAGGAAATAATGGTGGACCTGGTTCAACAGGTGGACCACCAACAGCTCAAAGATCAGGAGGCGGAGGCGGCGGTGCTTCTCAAGCTGGTTTTGCAGGTGCAAGTAATAATGCTGGCAATGGAGGAGCTGGAACTCCAAATTCAATTTCTGGTAGTGCAGTAACTTATTCGAATGGAGCTGATGGAAAAGTACAAGGCGGCCCTGCTGGTGCTCCTGCAACTGCAAATAGAGGTGATGGTTCTGAAGCTGGAGGCGCAGGAGTTCCTACTCCATCTCAAAACGCTGGTAGTGGTATTGTAATCATACGAAGATTAACAGAAAGTTCAAGCACTACTTCAGGTACAGTGACAACTGATGGAGATGACACAATTCATACATTTACTGGTGATGGAATTTATAAAGGTTAATTATGGCTCATTTTGCAAAATTATCAGAAAATAATGAAGTTCTTTCTGTTCATGTTGTTGATAATAGTAATATTATGGAAAACGGTGTAGAATCAGAAACTAAAGGTCAAAATTTTTTATCAAATATACATAAATGGCCAGCGAATTTATTTAAAAAATGTTCATATAATACATCTAAAGGAGTTCACAAAAACGGAGAAACACCACTTAGAGCAAACTTTCCAGGTATAGGTTATTTGTGGAATGAAGAACATAATATTTTTATTTTACCAAAACCTTATGCAAGTTGGACATTAGACACAACAACAGGTGTATGGAATCCTCCAGTTGCAAGACCAGAGGCTCAAGAAGATGCTGCAAATAAAAGTAACATAAGACATTTTTCGTGGAATGAAACTAATCAACAATGGGATATAATTTCAGAAGATGTATGGGTTGAATCAGAAGGGAGTTACATAGATAGTCAGGACCCTTTAGCTCAATAATTTATTTTTTATAAATAAATTAAAAGAAAGAATGTTAGACAAAAGAATAGAAATATTAAAACTTCCAATACCTGTTTTATTAAATAATAATATTTTAAATTATTTACAACAAAAAGGTAAATGGGATTTTGTTTTTGATACAAAAAGAAAAAATGCTTTTAACATGAAACAAGTTGCTAGTCCTGGATCTTTTAATGATGCTGGTTTAGCAAGAATAACATATTCATCTAATGGCCTTTCGGGAACACTTAACGATGATTATTTAAATAATTTTGGCGATTTAATTTATTTTCATTGTAAAGAAAAATCAAAAAAATTTAAAATAGAACAAATTACCAGATTTTATTGGAATCTTTATAGTAGAAGTTCTAAATGCGTATGGCATACTGACGAGAGAGGTATAAATGAATTTGTTTCAATTATATATAATCTACACGATAATGATGGAGGTACAGAATTTGAAAGTGGTTTTATAAAATCGAAAGAAGGAGAAGCAATTATTTTTCCAAGTAATTTACCACATAAAGGAGTAGGTCCAAAAGAATATAAATGGAGATTAAATTTAAATATAGTAGCACATCAAAAATTTAAATATGAATAAACATATTTTATCAGAAATAGCTATGTATTATGGTAATGTTAAAATGCCAAAAGGTTTTGAGATTAATAGAGCAGAAATTAAACATCAAATCATTTACAATTCTTTCATAGAAAAAAATAAATTAAATAATAATGATGTAAAAATAACATATACAAATGATATAATTCCACTTTTAACATATATTAAAGATTTTTTTAATCTTAAATTTGATGTTTCTTTAAGACCTAATAAATTTTGGGGTAATATTTATAATACAAATGAACAATCAAATAATAAAAACAATGTAAATAGATTAGATTATCAAAACTCTCCTGATTATACTTTAATTTATGGAGTAGATGTTTATGATAAAAATGCTTCAGTAACTTTTGAATATGACGATAATAGAAGAATAGGTAAATCTTGGACTGCTCCTTTAAAAGACAATCACTTTATTATGTTTCCTTCAATTTTAAATTACACTATTAATAAAAATAAACATGAAGAATTCAATACTTATTTAACAGTAACTTTTGATTATAGATCATGATATTAAAAAATTATTATTATTTTTATAAAAAAGCAGTTCCTACTCATAAATGCGATGAAATAATTAAATTTGCTAAAAATTTTAAATTAGAACAGGGATCAATTGATCGTAGAGTATATAAAAATGAATCAAATAAATTAAAAAAATTTATAAAAAAAAGAAGAAACTCTAAGGTTAAATTTATAAATCCTCAATGGCTATACGAATTATTACATCCTTTTGTACAACATGCTAATGAAAAATCTAATTGGAATTTTCAATGGGATTGGTCTGAAGATTGTCAATTCACAATTTATAAAAAAAATGAATATTATGATTGGCATGCAGACAGTTTTTATACTCCAAATATTAATGGACGTATAAGAAAATTATCTATGACTTTAAATTTATCTGATAGTAAAGATTATGAAGGAGGTAATTTAGAATTTGACATACCTAATGTTCCAACAAATAGAAAAATAGATACTTGTACACAAATAAGAGATAAAGGATCATTAGTTGTTTTTCCAAGTTTTCTTCAGCATAGAGTTACTCCTGTCACTAAAGGAACTAGATATAGTTTAGTAATGTGGAGTTTAGGACAACCTTTTAAATAATATGTTTAAAAAAGATAATTATGAAATTTGTAGAAAAGTTATCTCTGAAGAAAAAACAGATTTTCTTTTTAGATATATGAAACTTAAACAAAAAGTAGCTACAACACTTTTAAGTAAAAATTTAATTTCACCTTTTGATAAATCTTTTGGAATTGTTGGCGGAGATGGACAAGTAAATTATTCTAATAGTTATGCGTGTTATGGAGACATTGCAGCTGATTTACTTTTAGAAGATTTACATAATTTAATGGAAACTAAGACTGGAGTAAAACTTATACCTACTTATACTTACTTTAGAGTTTATGGAAAAGGTAATGATTTAAAAAAACATATAGATAGGCTTAGTTGTGAATTTTCTACAACACTTAATATAGGAGGTGATTCTTGGCCTATATTTTTAAAAAATAAAAAAAAGAAAACTATAAAAGTAAATTTAAAACCAGGTGATTTATTAATTTACAAAGGAATGGAACTTGAACATTGGAGAGAAAAATTAGAAGGCAATATCTGCGCTCAAATTTTTTTACATTATAATCAAAAAGGAGTTGGTAATATTTACGATGGAAGAGAACATCTAGGCATACCAATTTTACGTTAGTGATAAAAAGAATTAAAAACTTTTTAACAAAAGAAGATAAAACATTTATTAAAGATACAGTTCTTTTTGCTAATTTTCCTTATTATCTAAATAGTTACACCGTTAAAGATAAAACTATTAAAGACTTAAATAATTATTTTTTTTCTCACACTATTATAATGCGACCAGAATATAGAAAAGAATTTTTATTTAATTCTGAACACTATCAAAACTTTTTATCTATTGTAAATAATGCTTTTAAGAAATTAAAAATTAAACCAAAAAAATATTTTAGAATGTCTTTAAATTTAAATTTTAATAATGGAGTTGAAAGCTGTCCTAAACATAAAGATCATGATTTTAAACATAAAAGTCTTATTGTTTATTTAAATGATGGAGATGATAATTCTTTTACTTGTATTAAAGAAAAAAATAAAATTAAAAAAATAAAACCTAAAAAATATGAAGCTGTTTTATTTAATGATAATTTACATTGGATGTTTAATCCAAAAAAAGGCATTCGATTAGTTTTAGTTACAACTTTTATATGATTAAAAAAATAAATTATAAAATCGTAGATAATTTCATTAATCAGAAAGATTTTGAAATATTAAGAAATACGATGTTAAGCAATAAATTTGAGTGGTATTGTGGAGGTGATGGTGTTTCTGGAACTAAAGATGACGGTATTTATTTTACTCATAATTTTTATGATAATTATAAACCACGTTCAAATCATATACATCTACTAGATCCTATTGTAAAAAAATTAAACGCAAAATCTTTTATTAGAATAAAAGGTAACTTATATCCTAAAACAAATAAAATATATGAACATGGAAGCCATAAAGATTATGATTTTAAACATAAATCATTTATTTTTTATATTAATACTAATAATGGTTTTACTAAATTAGAAAATGGCGTAAAAGTTAAAAGCATAGAAAATCGAGGTCTATTTTTTGATTCTCATAAAGATCATAATAGTAGCACTTGTTCTGATAAAAATAGGAGAGTAAATATTAATTTTAATTATTTTTAAATATGAAAAAGAAAGAAACAGAAGGTAAAGGAATTTTAATATTTGCACAAGGTTTATTTAAAGTAGAAAATATAAATTTAAATCATGCAAAAATATTAAAAGAAATTAAAAAGCTAGAATATGAAAATGTTCAATCAACTGATAATCTACCAACTACTCAAAAAGGTAATTTTTCACAGATGAGTAAATCTATAAGAATATTAGATTTATTACCATCAGGAAAAGATTTAGAAAAAGAAATAACTTTTCATATACAAGTGGCTATTGATCAATTTTTTGGTTATGATATTAAAAATAAAATTATAAATACTTGGGTTACTAAATCAAATCCCGGAGCTATTACTGGTGGACACACTCATAGTAATTTTTGGTTAAGCGCAGTATATTACCCTCATGGAAGTAAAAAAGAAAAATTTTCTATATGGTTTGAAAAAAATGAATATCAAAGTTTTTCTCCTAACATTACTAATAATAATGTTTTAAACTCTAGTGTGTATATGTTACCTGTTCAAGAAGGTGATTTAGTTATTTTTCCTTCTAATTTAAAACATAAAATAGGACCAAATAATTCTAAAAAAACAAGGTACTCTATCGCATTTAACATTTTACCTTCGGGAAAGATAGGTAAGAGAGATAGCTTTCTTGAGTACACAATTAATTAATCTTTTTAGTAAAAATTTAACGGCAATAGAATATCCAAAAGAAAAAACTTTTTGGAACATTGCTGGTATAATAAAAGGACAAAATTCTTTTTATAAATTTGATGTAAGAGATATGTTTCAGCTTTCTTCAGGAGAATGGGCTCAAAAAAGTAATACTCAAAATAAAGCTGATAAAATGGTTTTTCAATTAGAAAAAGAATGGATTTTAATTGACATAGAAGAATTGCATAAATATCTTAAATTGACTAAGTTAAGAATTGTATATTTAGACGAATTAATTAAATGTTTAGAATGGACCATTAGAATACCTAAAAAATAGTATTTAATTTGTGTGTTTTTGATGTATACTCATGAATTATGCCATTAACACAATTAAATTTTCAACCAGGATTAGATACCGAAAACACAGAAACAGGTGCAGAAGGTAGATGGATAAACTGTGATAAAGTAAGATTTAGAAAAGGTTTACCTCAAAAGATAGGTGGTTGGGATAAATTTAGTCAAGATTATTATGTAGGAGTTGGTAGAGCACTAGAAGCATGGATAGATAATTCTGGTACAAGATATGAAGCTCTAGGAACAGATAGAAAAGTTTATGTTTATCGTTCTGGAG